TCAATTCACAATAGCGGTCAATAGACCGACATCCCAAAATGAAGAGAAACAGGCAGATTTCATTCCTGTCATCTTGTGGGGCAAAAGCGCAGAGCTGGCTGGTAACGGCTTGCGCAAGGGGCAAAGAGTACTGGTTGAAGGTCGCCTGCAGATACGCAGCTACACAGACAGTTCGGGTACTACAAGATGGATCACCGAGGTAATAGCCTTTGGTTTTGAATTCATAGAACGAAAAGAAGAGACACTTTCACAGACCCCTGCGGACTTTGGTAGCTTCGGCACACCTGTGCCGAACGAAGAAATACCGTTCTGAGAGCTGTCGTAAAAGCTGCGTGAAGTATTGTAGCTAAAATTTAGCAGTGAGGGAATATGGACATTAAAGAGTTAATTGAGTTTTGTTTCAAGTACGAAGCAAATATCAGAAGGGCGATTTATGAAAAGAGGAATGATAGCTGTGCGCCACACACTGGCGGTAGTGCAGGGCATTGTCGAATCAGCGACATTACTGCCAATGCTGCCATTAAAAACGCAATGCCACTAGCCTCCGTTATCGTGGAATATGGAATGTTTTTCAACGGGAAGCGTGAAACATTGACATTGCGCAAGCCAGAAGGCTGGCTAAAGGTAGTGGAGTGGACTAAACAGCAGTACAAGGAAGGGCTGAAAGGGGAAATTCTCAAGGCGAGATATGTAGCCTGCGAAAGTCGAAAAGAAACGGTCGAACGATTAAACATATCTCCACAGCTTTACAGCGTCCTGCTTACTGACATAATGACGTTTGCAAAGGGAGTGGCTGTCGGGCTTGGTTTATTGCCACCAAAACATTAAAAAATCAAAGAGTCTATGACTTTACACCCTGTTTTGAATATGCTATAATTCATAATAGATAAATAGACGAACTAAAAGCACTTGTAATTTACGAGTGCTTTTTCTATTTATCGTTCTTTCACTCTTTTCTGTTGATGCCGCACTGGTTTTAGATTTTTTACAGTGCGGTTTTGTTCCCTTAACTCAGTGGCTAGAGTCTTCGGCTCATAACCGAACAGTCGTCGGTTCGAATCCGACAGGGAACTCCAGTTAATAATCAACGTGCGGTACTTACCTCTTGCGTCCGAGGGACACGAAACACGTTGTTTACATCCATCCGAGATTAGTGTGCACAATCTCAAGCCCATCTTCCCCGAAGCCTTATTTTGGCATTAAGTAGGAAAGATGGGCAACACGGAAAGATGACCGAGTTAGGCTGATGGTGTATGCCCGCTAAGCATATATACGCTATGCGTATCGTGGGTTCAAATCCCACTCTTTCCGCCAAACGGTGTAGTACTCAAGCGGCTTAAGAGAGCAGTCTTGAAAACTGCGAGAGCGTAGGGATACGCTGCGCGGGTTCGAATCCTGCCTACACCGCCATATTGTCCGTGTCGCCCAGTTGGCTAGGGAGAAGGTTGCAAAACCTTTGTGTCGCTGGTTCGAATCCAGCCACGGACAGCCAAGCCTTTCTGCTGCTGTGCAGCTTTTATTTATAGCACCAGCAAATATGACTGCTAGGTGATGTTGCCTATTGTTGGGAACGCAGCCTAGCGGTTGTATGGTGTTAAACTGTGTAAATAAAAATGAGAAAAAATACGGAAAAGTATTATCAAAATTAGTATACAGATTATAAACAAGCCATTTTTCATAATGCGGAAACGATACGTGTTATAAAAATGGCTTTTTCTTTCTTGATTTTCTTACCATCTTCTCCGAATCATTCGGTCTTGGACGTTTACTCGACAGTTACTCGATAGTACTCGATAGTTACTCGATAGCGTTCAACTCCGCACTGCTTAGCAGTTAGTTTGAAGTTGGCTTGAGACTAAGGAAGTTTTTGCATAGATGCTCCCGACGTTTTTGTCGGAGACATATAGCAGCTCATCTGCCATGATGCAGAAGGAGTACCGGGAACGTCCATGATGGCGTTTCTGCGCTTAGTTCCTAGAGAACACAATCAAAGAACTGTGGTAGGGACATGAATGTCCCTGCCAAATGCTGTCGTAGCTCAACTGGCAGAGCAACTGCCTTGTAAGCAGTAGGTTTCGAGTTCAAATCTCGACGGCAGCTCCAACGACATAAAACCTGTAAAACTGGAAGTGCGACACATTACCCGACAAGGAATTTCGCTACTGGATTTACAGGTTTATTTTTATATAGAGAGGACAGAAGCTCCTCGTTTCAGTGAAGGGAAACATAAGGACAGGGCTAAAAAACACGCTGAGAAGCGAAGCATAGCGGCTGTCTGAACGTGTTTTATAGAGAATAGGTGTTAGCGTATGGGTAAGTTTAGCGGTTTAATAAAAAAGTTATGCATGGCACTTTTACAAAAGCACGGTGCGGTATATCTGATAGACCACCGCCAGAATTTTAGCGAGAAGCTAGGTAAACCCGTTACGCTGATGGTTTTAAACAGAAGCTATGACGTGGAAGAATACAATATGCTCTTTCCCGAGAAAGCTAAAGACCCCGAGAAGTGCCAAAGAGTAAAAGTCCCAGTACTTGAATCATTCAAGGAAGTGGAATTACTGAAAGCATTGGCTGCCATTTACAAAGGTGGTGGTGGTTAATGGCTTCACGAAAGAAGAAGGTTACTTCGTCTGAGCCGAGGTTGTCGCCAAAGGAAAAGGCTTGGGCACACTGGTGGGTGAAGTTGCAGAACGCCACGGAAGCAGCAAGACGAGCGGGATACAAGGGCGACGACAACTCGCTTGCGGTCATCGGCCACAAAAATTTAATAAAAGCTAAGATTCAAGAATATATAAGAATTACCTATCCCGAAGGTAGGACTGCCGAGGAAAAACTCATTGCCGACGGCGAGGAAGTAATGATGTTCTTAACCAAGGTAATGCGAGGCGAGGAAAAAGACCAGTTCGGTTTAGACCCAAGCCTCAAGGATAGATTGAGTGCTGCTGAAAAGCTAGGGAAGATATACGGTGTTGGCGTGAAGAAGAAAGAAGATGATGGCGGCGAGAGCGAAGACGTTATTGTACAACCGTTCTATGGTTGCGAAGAAGATTTAGAGGAACTGGAAAATGGAAGTCAAGAAGAAAACTAAAATCCGCTACCTCTTTTTCAATGAACACTTCAAGAAAGTAAACGCCTGTCGCCGAAGATATTTGATTTTAAAGGGGTCGGCTGGTAGTGGCAAGAGCCAAAATATAGCCCAGCTCCTAATATTGAGATTATCGGATAAACAATACCAAGGAGCCAATCTGCTCTGTATTAGAAAGATAGATGAATCAAACCGTGATAGCACATTCGCCCAACTGAAAAAAGCTATCAAAGCGGTTTATCAAAACAAATGGGACAAATACTGGGAAGTCAAGGAATCGCCATTAAGACTGCGGCATAAGAAAACTGGTAACAGTGTGATTTTTCGAGGTATGAAGGATGATAGGCAGCGTGAAAAAGTAAAGTCTATAACCAACGACGACGGTAACATCACTTGGATATGGGTGGAGGAAGCGACGGAATTGACGGAAGAAGACTTTGATATTCTTGATGACCGTCTCCGTGGCAAACAGAGGAACCCGAATTTGTTCTATCAGATAATAGCGACATTCAACCCTGTCAGCTCCAAACATTGGCTAAAGGCAAAGTTCTTTGACAATCCGTCGCCAGATGTTTTAACCGACACAAGCACGTTTGAACAAAACCGTTTCATTGATGAACAATATCGCATTCGTATGGAGCGCAGAAAACTAAGCGACCCAGAAGGGTACAGAGTATATGCACTCGGCGAGTGGGGGTTGCTGGGCGGCCAATACTTTAATGGCTGGCGTGAAAGCCTACATGTAATCAAGCCGTTCAAAATTCCAGACAACTGGATCCGTTTCAGAATGATGGACTGGGGCAGCTATCGACCGTATGCCTGCTATTGGGCGGCGGTAGATTTTGACGGCAAGATGTACATCTATCGTGAGTTATATGGTTACGGTGGCAAGGCTAACGTGGGAACAAAAGAGAGTAGCAGACAGGTTGCGCAAAAGATTGTTGCAGCAGAAGCAAGCGACCGCAAGTTGATTAGCTACGGCGTATTGGATAATGCGTGCTGGAATAAGCAAGACCCCGGTGCTCCAAGCATATCAGAGGAGATAAACAAAGTGTTAATGGCTGGAGATTGCAAAATGTTCCAGCCTTCTGTTAAGGGTAGAGAGCAAGTAGGCGAAGAAATTCGCCTGCGCCTTGAAGGCTATACCGACAAGAATGGTAATCAAGTTCCTGCTCTGTACGTTTTTAACACTTGTTTTCACCTAATCAGAACATTGCCCGAAATAACCCACGATAAGAATGTTCCCGAAAAATATGATACCAATGGCGAAGACCACGCAGTAGATGCCATTGGCTACGGTTGTATGTCGAGACCCTACAAACCAGAGAGACCGAGGCAAAAAGACGCATACGAGCTTGATGGTTGGAATGAAGAAAAAACTACGACTTCGCCTTGGGGGGTATAACAGTGATTGAATTTAAAACGAGCATTCGTGACAAACAGATAGACTTCGAGCTAAAGGGACACGCAGGCTTTTGCGCATTGACCAATGGCATGGATGTTGTTTGTGCAATGGTAAGCGTGTTGGGACAAACAGCGTTTGTTGGCTGTCAAGAACACAGCAAGTCAAGAGATTTCAAAGTCAAAAAACTAGACGAAGGGGTTTTATCGTTCACCTGTCGCCGAACGGTAGCAACCGAAGCTATCGTTAGAAGCGTCGTAGTAGGAATAAAACAGGTGCGACTGCAATTCCCTTTGTGTTTTAAAGATGGGGAGAAGAAAATACTATGGATGGATTGAACGGTTTACAGTACGCCAAAACTCCCGAAGGCGAAACAACTATTGTGGAGCAAAATGCAGAACTAGAGGTATTCAAAAAATGGTTTTCAGATGCCGTAGACGCTGCGCAGCGCTGGCGCAACGAAGCCAAAGAAGACAGAGACTTCTACGCTGGCAAACAATGGCGCAACGAAGACAAGGATAATCTTGAAAAAAACCAACGCCCTGCCTTGACCATTAACAGGATTAAGCCGCTGCTTAATGTGTTAAGTGGCTATCAGCGTCTTAACAGATACGACATAGATTTCCTGCCACGCACCAACGACGATATGGAGCTGGCACAGGTTAGGAAGGGCATTACAAAATACATAATGGATAAATCCCACTACAACTACGAAGAGAGCGACGTCTTTATGGATGGCGCACAAATGGGTATCGGTTGGTTTGAAGTGGGCTATCAATTCGATTGGGCGACAATGGATGGAGATGCTTTTGTCCGAAGGGTGTCGCCTCTTGATATTTACGTTGACCCCGAAAGCAGAGACAAACATTTCAGAGACATGAAGTATTTAGTTCGTGCTAGATGGGTTGATAAAGAAGAACTCATTGCCGTGTACCCAGAGCATAAAGAAGCTGTCGAGGCTCAAATGCACTCATACTTGCACGAAGAACAGGAATACGAAAGCGAGAAAGACCTTTGGTTTCAAAAAGAGACAAAGAAAATCCGCTTTGCTGAAATGTGGTACAAGAAGCCAGTTCATAAACGCATTTACATTTTACTTGATGGCAGTACCGCCACCACAGCAACGCCAGAAATGATTGGAAATGAGCAGATTAGAGGCGTGCGCGAATACACAGTGACGGAAGTTAGATTGCTTAGCTTCTTCGACAATGTTGTATTAGAGAACGTGGCCAGCCCGTATGAACATGGCGAGTTTCCGTTCGTGCCTTTTGTTTGCTACTACCAAGGCGACGATGATATGCCTGCTGGTATAATCAGAGACTTAAAAGACCCACAGCGTGAAGTTAATAAGCGCCGTAGCCAAGAGTTACACATTTTGAACACACAATCAAATGGTGGTTGGCTTTTTGAGGAAGGCGCACTCACCAATAAACAAAAGACTGAATTCAAGGAAAAAGCAACCACTCCTGGTGCAATGCTTGAAGTAGCCGTTAATGCACTTACAGGCAACAGGCTAAAACGCTTAGAGCCGCAAGGTGTTGCCGCAGGAGCAGTCAATGCAGCGGCGGAAGCGTTGAGCGACCTTCCAGCAATTAGCGGTATCAATGAAGCTTTGATGGGCACTGACATCAATAACCTTGCCAGTGGCAGAGCCATTGAATTGAAACAAAAACAAGCAATTACGCACATTGCTGCACTTTTTGACAATCTCCGCTTCTCTAAAGAGCGTGTTGCGAAACTGCTATGGGGCAAGCGTGGTGCTGCTGGTGTCATTCCTCAATTTTATACGGAAGAAAAGACCTTCCGCATTACCGGCACAAACGGCGGTTTTGAATTCATAACCATCAACAAGCAACAAGAGATAGATGATGGACAAGGGAACGTAATCGTAAGAACGCTGAACGACCTTAGTGTTGGCGAGTACGACATTGTCATCAGCGATACTCCTGCAACCATAACACAACGAACAGCACAGTTCTGGAGTTTGGTAGATGCTTGCGGAAAACTTGGCATAAACGGAAATATTATTTTAGACATCTTGCTTGACCTGTCAGACATTCCGCAAAAAGAAGAGATTAAACACAGGCTTGAACAACAGCAACAGCAACAGGCGCAGGCGCAACAACAACAAATGCAAATGCAGTTCGAGTTGGAGAAACAGAAGAAGCTCTCTCAATCCATTTCTTACAAAGACTTGCAACTGCCCTTGCAGCTCCAACTCGCCGCCAAGGCTGGCATATTCCCTCAAGAATACGCCGACAAGTTCATGCAATGGTACATCGAACAGCAGGCTGCTTTCCTTATGGGTGGCTTGCCACAACCGCAACCGTATGCACCGAATATACTGTATCAACAGCCTATGCTACCCGTACAACAAAATCCACAAGGGCTACAACGACAAGCGCCGTTGACGCAATCAGCTATTAACGGATTTGTCGAGAGCAATAAACCAATAATCTAAAGGAGAACAAAGAAAATGACAACCAAGAAAAAAACAAACACTAGCGTAGAATCCCAAGAAGCAACTCAAAATGTAGAACTCCAAGAAGAAAAAGCCGTAGAACCCCAAGAAGAAAATTGCAGCGTAGGAAAAGAAGAAGCAGTTTGTTGCGCAGGCGAAAGCCAAGGTATTCCTCGATTTGATGATGAAGCAAGTGTATTCCCGAGACCTGATATCTATGGTGTAAAATACACTGGCGACAAAGAAATTGTAGCCCAAGTTAATGCTTGCGCAAAAAAAGGCTTGGAGCTGGCCAACAAATTGTTTGAAAACGCAATGAGAGCAGCAGGAAGCTCCAGCGTCATCAATGAAAATCAAATTAAAAATGTTAATCTGGCAATAGAATTGTTTAATGCTTTCAAATACTAAGCGATAACAATCTGTTGCCTTTTTATATTCGCGCCGACGGCGATACGGTCGTTATCCATCCATCGTGATGTAAAACAGGAGGAAACTTAATGTTTAAATTCAATCTGCAATTATTTAGCGAAGTAGCAGTCGAAGGTATAGACGAAGACATCTTGAAAGAGCTTGGTATTGAAGCCGATGCCGATGCTGTAGACCATACCGATGAAGCTGACGCCAAAACGGAAACAAAAGTAGACGCCCCGCCCGCTGATGCTGACAGTGATAACAAACAAGTAGAGGGTGCTGCCGAAAATAATCCGAAACCGACAGAAGTAGCCACAGAAGAATTACAGCCCGAAGAAGGACAGCCTGTTCCTTACGCTCGCTTTAAAGAAGTTTATGCAAGCGGTAAGGCTGCCAAAGAAGAAGTACGAGCATTGAAAGAAGAACTTGCGGCATTGAAAGCTGCGGCAACCCCTGCACCGCAACCGACTGCACCTGTTCAAGAAGTCAAGCCCGATACTACTACCGTTGCGCAGCCTGCAAGCGAAGCTCAACAGATTACTTTAAATCAAGAGCAATACAGCAAAGTTGCTAAGATTGCCATAGAGCGTGTCAGAAAACGTATGAATCTGACAGAGGAAGATGTAGAGAATTTTGAATTTGGTGACGATCCTGCACAAAGAGCAGTATTCCAAAGTATGGTAAATACCGAAGTGAATAACATTACCAAAGAAATAAGCGACTACAATGCAAAACAGGCAGCTTATGCTAGAGAAATAACAGAAGTGTCCAGTGAGTTTAATGCGCTTAACGCTAAACTGAACTCATATCCCGATGCAGCTGAACGCTGGGGCTACATTTCACAAACTCACTTTGTTGAATTGCCGCAAAGAAAACAGCAAGTTCTCCGAAATGCTTTTGCACGTATCCAAAACGGCAAAGGTACTTACCAAGACATAGAAATGGTTTCTTCGTACTTTGAAGAAACCAACACGGCGTATGAGAAATTAAAAGCTCAACCGCCTGCGACTAAAATTGATGTTACAAAGAAAATCGACAATGCACAAAGATTACCTAAAGCACCAGCCGTTGGCGGTAGCATTGGCACAGAACAATCCTACACGCCAGAAAGAATAGCCGCCGCTCTCGAAGACCCGACAGGGGCACTATGGGAAGCCATTCCCGTCGAGATTAGACAGCGTGTTCTGTCTGGTGCGCTATAAGTAATTTCTAACGTGCGGAAAGGAATTTTTTAACATGAAACTCCGCAAAATTACTGCTGTTACAGCTTCCGTAATAGCAATGTTTAATCTTCAAATGTTTGCGACTACCACTCTCCCTGCTGGCCTCGTTCAAAGAGCTTGGGGCAAACAACTGTGGCGTGAAGCTGAAAGAGAAAACTACTTTGCTAGATTCACTGGCGAAAGTCAAGAGAGCATTATTCAAGTGAAGACCGAACTCAAAAAAGACAAGGGTGACCAAATCACAATCCCCTTGGTAATGCGCTTGACTGGTGAGGGCGTTACTGGCGACAACACCCTTGAAGGCAATGAAGAAAAACTGCAATTCTACGACTGCTCAGTAGTTGTAGACCAAATTCGCCACGCCGTACGCCTCGAAGGTTGTATGGAAGAACAAAAGACTTCCCTCGATTTGCGCAAAGCGGCAAAAGACGGTTTGAAATTGTGGCTCATTGAAAAACAAGAAAAAATGATTGTCAATGCCCTTGTCGCTAATCCTACTGACGGTAACGTAATTTACCCCGAAGGCAAAGACGCCGAAGCCAGCATTACTAATTCGGATGTATTTACTGCTGCTATGATTTCACAAGCAGCTCGTAAAGCTAAAACAATGGAGCCGAAGATTCGCCCTGTGAATATTGAAGGCAAAAAATATTATGTAATGCTGGTAGACAACTACCAAGCACGTGACCTTAAAAACGATGAAAAATGGCTGCAAGCGCAATACAACTGCGCAGAGCGTGGCTCTAACAATCCCATTTTCAGCGGTATGCTTGGCGTTTACGATGGTGTAGTGCTGCACGAATATGAAAACCTTCCCAGAACTACTACTGGTGCTGATGGCGCAAAGGTTGGTCACGCATTGCTCTTGGGCTGTCAAGCTGGCATTAAAGGCGTGGCAAGAGAAGCAAGCTGGAAAGAAAAGTCATTTGACTATGGCAACCAAGCAGGCTTCTCAACTGGTGCTATCATTGGCGTAGCAAAATCTAAGTTCAACAATAAAGACTTCGCTACCATCCAAGTTATCACCTCATCTGCCGACGACTAATAATATCGGTTCTAATTACATAGGGCGTGGCTTTTAGCTGCGCCCTTGTTTTTGTTTAAGGGGTGATTATATGAGCAGCGTTAGCAAGATGATAGAAAGATTGCGAAGAACATTAAAAGACGAAGACAAGAACAGCTTTACTGACGAGGAACTGGTAGACTACATATCCGACGGTATCAGCTTTGTCAGAAGGATTGTGCTGGAGCATAACCCCGAATATCTTTCCAAGATTATTGCAGATGGCTATTTGCCAAAAGGCACTAACAGGATAGATTTTCATAGCGAGGCTAGCTATCTACTGAGCGTAAGGGTTGACGGCAAGGAGTTAAAACGACAGCACTTTAGTGACATAGACGACCTTTCAGAAGAAGGAGTACCGAAAAAGTATTGTAGTTTAGGTGATAAAACTGTGCTTGTATATCCTTTGCCGGAGAAAGATTGCAAATATACAGTCTTTGGTGTAATCAAACAGCCTGCCGTTACTGCAAATACAATCCTGCCCTTCGATAACGACATTAACTCCTTAGTGGCTGAATACGCCATAGCTCGTGCAGGAATGAGTGATCACTTCCAAATCTCCCAAGAGACCCAGCTAATGAGCGTTCTTGTCTCACAAATTACTACGTTAGTACTGCGCCAAAACCGTAGCGAGGGTGATGTAGTGAGGGGATATTATGGCTAATGATGATAAACTGCTGAATACTATTCCGAATAGCGTGAGTGGCGACGGCAAAAGTTTCGTCTCTAAGCTAAAGAATTTTCTCCGTGATTTTTCTAAAGCGGTAAATAAAGTCATTGAGGACAAGCTGTCCAATATGGGGGAAGGCGGCGCAGAACAGCTCGTAAATTTAAGATTGACAGAAGAACACACAACCGATGCGAATGGAATGCCACAAAACAACATCAAGGTTGAATACGACAACACCAATATTACTGACTTCTCCTCAGCTCAAATATGGATAAAAGAAGAAGGTGGAACATTTGAGCAAGTTGGTAGTTGTGGGGGCGTGAAGTACATCATTGCCAACGTCAGCGCAGGCGTTACTTATACGGTAAAGGTTGTGGCGGTCAACAAGCAGGGTGGCACTTCGATATTTGATAAAGCTCCACAAGCAAACATAACCATTAAAGGCAGCGTACTCATACCAGCAACTCCAAGACAATTCATATTAAACTGGGATGAAGAAGGTGCTTTGTGGGAATGGCTGCATGATGACAACGGCTATGTAGACTTCTTTGAGTTGAGACTTGATGCCCAAGCAGGGACATACAATGAAAATTTATTAGACCGCACAAGGGCAATGTTCTCTAGGGCAAATCCTAACGTCCGTAGCGGTACTGCTTACCTTTTCGCTCGCAACATCTTTGGTGGATATAGCCAGCCTGCCGTCCATCAATTCAATAAACCGATAGCAACCAAGCCAGCCAAGGCGATTTTATCGAAAGTCACCAAGGGCGTAAACATAGCTATGGCGCCCCTGCCGAATGGGTACACACAGTACAAATTGATGATAAACGGCGAAGCGTTCACTAGCTTTAATAAAAATTTTGTCTATTACCTTTTCAGTGGGAGCATAAGCGTTAAATATTGCTTTGTTGACGACATTGGAGACGGAGAGTATTCGGACGAAGTAACAACTTTTGTAGAATACCTTATATCTACTGGAGATTTAGATGATAACGCCGTCACTGCGGATAAGATTGCTGCCAATGCAGTAACAACGGCTAAGATTGAAGCTAATGCAATTACTGCTGACAAGATAAAAACTGGAGCAATTACTGCTGACAAGATAGAAACTGGAGCAATTACTGCTGACAAGATAGAAGCTGGAGCAATTACTACTGAAGCTATCCAATCAGAAAGCATTATTGGCGACCACATCAGCGCAGGTGCTATTTCAGCAGAAAAGCTACACGCTGGTGACATTAAGCTTGCGGGTGCGCTTGCGCTTGTTGGCGGTGCGGTTAGGTTGGATGAGAACGGATTAACCGTCAGCAATACAAACGGAACATATACCTTGTTTAGTGAAGAAGGTATGCATTTCTACGACAGCGCAGGTAATCGGTTTGCTGGAATTGGTAGATTTGTAATGGGTGTAGCAAAGCATGGACAAACGGTAAAATTTGATAGCCCATGGGATAAAACTCCCTCTGTTACGCTAATCCCTACTAATATGCAAGTCACTGCTGAGGGTTTTAGCGCAGCAGCGGTATTTTGGACGATTTATCCATCAAATATCAGTGTTGAAGGATTTACAGTTAATTGCTATTCCACTTTAGGAGCAGGCTCATCAGGATTGGTAGCTTATAACGATAAAATTATCGAAACGGAAGATAACGCTCCAAGCGGTGAATATTTATTTACTCCTATTGATATGTCTACTCAAGTTACTGCTGCGGTTCGCGTGGTGGTCGAAAGTTATTATTATCTGCATATAACACCTGGGTTCGATGCCAATGGTACATGGTTTCCTGGCGGAGAAACTCCTTATTATGATGGGTATAACAAAGTTACGCTTCAACTATATGCTGGCTCAAACTTGTTAGATACATATACACTTGGTACTGGCGGCAATAACGTATCCGACCACTTGAATGAAGATGTAACAATAAATCTGACAGGTAACTATACTTCTGGGCAACAACTAAGAATAGTCGTTGCGGCGACCAGAGGTAGAAATGACACAACAGGTGGCAAATCATTGAAATGCACTTTAGTTTCAGCAACTTACAACGTATCTGTAGACACTGTACTTACTTCGGGTGAAGTAATGTTTATAGCAACTGATGGCAACACTTTGGCATACAGCGTTGAATAGAGTGCATTGATTGATGTAACCAACATTCCTACTCCGCGATAGAGGGAAATTACAATGGAACTAATATTCAAAATTACAAACCAGACGCTTGAATTAGCCAACTACAAAACAGTTGTTGCGGATAGCCAAGGCTATTTGACTGCGAAGTTTTTGTTTACTGATGACTGGAAAGGATTAGTAAAAGACGCTCAATTCAAGCGAGATGACAATTTCTACGATATCTTGCTTGATGAAAACGATTGCTGTACTGTGCCGTGGGAAGTATTAGTAGGCGAAGGATATTTCAATGTAAACGTCATTGGGCTAAGCGATTCTGCACCCACTAATAAACTCATAACGGTTAATAGTGTTGATGTTCCTGTCGGTAAAAGCGGTCTCACCGAAGGCGAGTTGCCCACTGAGCCGACAGAAGGCGTTGCTGGTGGCATACTTAGAGATATCATAGGATACGCAACCGAAGCGAAGGAAGCAGCGGAAGGAGCCGAAGAATCAGCGGAAGCTGCGAAAGCTGCGGAAGAAAACGCCAAGAGCTACAAAGATACTGCCGTTTCTGCCAGCGCAACAGCAACGTCGGCAAAGGTGGCAGCAGAGAGTGCAAAAAATGTTGCTGAAAATTCAGCTTCGTCAGCACAAAGCGACGCCGACAAAGCGGCAGCGTCAGAAGCTAAAGCTTCAGCTAGTGCTTCTGCTGCTGCGAATAGTCAGGCTTCGGCAAACAATTCTGCTGTTTCCGCCAGCGATGCGGCTTCTTCTGCTGGCGCATCAGCTAGCAACGCAGCCACGTATGCAACTAATGCTAAAAATTCCGCAACGAGTGCTAGTGCGTCCGCTGGAAGCGCAGCAAGCAGCAAAGCTGCCGCAGAAACAGCTAAGAACGAAGCGGTGGCTGCTAAAACTGCTGCGGAAGCCGCAAAGACGGCAGCAGAGAGCGCAAAATCTTCCGCTTCTTCATCTGCCGATTCAGCAGAACAGAGCGCAACATCAGCTAGCAATAGCGCAAACACAGCTACGACAAAAGCGAATGCGGCTGCTTCGAGTGCAAGCCAAGCGGCCAGCAATGCGCAGACTGCTGTTGAAGCGAAAGAAGAAACAGAACGATTGAAAGAGGAAATTTACAAAGGCACACCAGACGGCTATGCGGAAATAGTTGCACAGGTGCAAGCCAACAAAAGGGCTTTAGCTGGACTTTCTTTCGAGGTTGATAGCGAAGACAACGGTTTAAACATAATTTACTAAAGGAGTGATTATATGCCAGAACTAAATTTACCGAGAGAAAGCACTTTGAAACGAATTGCTGATGCGGTAGAGCGAATATCAATGGGCACACCGCTTCCCCAAGACAACCTTGTAACACTTCTTTTTGATGGAACTAAAGAAAGATACAAAGAAGTCATGCGTCTTTGGTTTTTGTCGAACGGCGCAGAGGGGGCAGATTCAAAAACGCTTACTGCACTGGTAGATAAATGGTATTCCATTACACGCATCGAGTGGGACGGTTACACGGAATTTTATCAACCGTCGATTAGTGCCGTCTCTACTGGTACAAAAGGCGGCGACAACGCAGGAATGAGCTGTACGCCTTCAAGCGATACAAAAGAAAACAACGATGATTATGCTGGTCACCCTTTTTTTGCTGTTGTTGATTGCAACTGGGAAGTGGACGCAACAACTAAAGACGTAGTCATTACTGCCATTGACGGCATTACAAGCAACTTCGACCGCTATAACACCAAGAAGTATGTAGGCGTTTTGCAGATGAACGGTTACATTTACACCGTTGACGGCGGCAACACTTATCGTTTTGGCTGGACTTCCACAATGAAGCCTTATGCCAACATAGACGCTCCGTTTGGAATTAAGGTGAGCGACAACTCTTTCCGTAGTTGGACAATCCACGCAAAGTACATGGCTCACGTTACAGACGGAAAGCTAACCTGTTGCGCTGGCGTAATCCCGACGGCAAGAAAAGTCAGCCACAACACCTTGCACACATACGCTGCCGCTAATGGTGCACAGTATAGTGGTGGTAGCATTACCGACGACAGCTTCTTGAAGATTATGGCGTTCATAAAATATGGAAGTATGACATTAGACGGTATCCTTCAAGGTTGCATAAACCACAACGCAACCAACAACGCACTAGTGTCTGAAACAGGCGTCAATCGCATTCTCATTGCAGCAAACAATACGGCATATCCCATTGGAAGCACCATTATCATAGGCGTATGGGGGAGCAGCTCAACATCTCACGATAGAAATGCGGCTACCTTTTACAGTGTTAGTGGTGAAGATGGAAGAAAGGTAGTAGACGTACAGTCGGTGACATTAAACGGATCCGCTTATACTGCGATTTACGTTGATGGTGATTCGTTCGACACTGTCGCTAACGGTGCTTCCGTGGCAGGAACTACCTACATTTCAACGTGGCACTGGGAGACTGGCTACACAGACAGCGTTCTCGGCAACGACGGCAGCCCTGTAAGTTACACCAACGGGAAATATCCTGCGAAGCTGCAAGGCATTGAATATATGGTAGGCGGCTACGAAGTATATGCAGATGTCATTCTTAATCTTACCCAAGAAGGCGGCGAGTATTATTACGAGCCTTATGTAGTAAGAAGTAGCGGAAAGCAATCAACCGCAATAACAGGCGACTATGAAGCCACTGGCATTAAACTATTGCAGCCTGCTGAGAGTTCTTGGCAGTACACCAAGAAACTGGCATACAGCAAAGGTTGCTTCTTCTGTTGCGAATATGAAGGGGGAAGCAGCACAACATATACTCGTGATGGCGCATATCTTAATGCGGCCGCAGTTGGCACGAGAGAGTGGCTTGCCTTTGGCACCCTCTCCAGCGGTGCTGCTCACGGTGGTCTTTCTGCTTTCCACGGCAGCCATGGGCTGTCGTCTGCGTACTGGAACATCCTCGCCCGCCTTTCTCCCAATGGGAACAGGGGTGAATTGAGCGCATAACGCTCAAGAGGGGCTATGCCCCTAAGAACAAAATAGATTTTTAAAAGTTTATAAGAATAAGGGCTGCATGACGTTCAGCGTGGGTAGTTTTCTTCTTGCCTTTGGCAACCTCAACAACGGTGCTGCTAACGGTGGTCTTTCTGCTTTCAACGGCAACAATGGGCTGTCGAATGCGAACTGGAACATCCTCGCCCGAACTTCTGTCAAGTAATCAATATAAAATTATTGCGTCATGCAGTCCACGCTGCGGCGAAAATTGATAGTAAACCGTTGGGCTGGTAGGAGAGCGAAAGCCCAATACAATCACAGAAAGGAATGGTTTTCTACGAAACGTAGTTGCAAGGATATAGATTTAAGAAACTGGCGTGTTGTTTTGCCTTGGGTGAGAGATTGCATTCTAAGGCATAAACGCCGCCACGATTTCAGGAATTTGTTAAAGAAGCACGGTATGTCTTTAACGGAATACTTCAAAGCTCTTGATGAGCAAGATAATACAATCTTAGAGCCATACATAATAAACATAGCAAAAGAAGCTGTTGCAAGAATAGCGGCAAGAGAACTGAATTTGCCACCAGTTAGGATTAGGGTGCGTTACGACCACACGACTATGAAAGAACGATTGATTGGTGACGAAACGCCTATGCAACAGGTGTTTGATTACATCGTTGTTTGGGGAACTATGCCAGTCTTTAAGCGACGCTTGGTAATTCAGCAAGCTAGCAGCATAAAGGGGCGTGGGCAAAACTACGGTGTTGGAATGATACGGCATTGGGTGAAGGCTGACAATAAGGCTATCCGTTGGGCGAAAAAGCACAAACGCCATTATTCTAGCAAATGTAAGTGGCACGTAAAGATGGACGCAAAGAAATGTTATCCGAGTGCAGATATGGACATTTTTCTTAATCTCTTGCGCCGTGATTGTGCAAATGAAGACGTGTTATGGCTATGGGAAATACTGTTATCGTCACATAGGGTTGGTGGCTATAAAGGTTTTATGATAGGAGCCTTGCCATCACAATGGGCGGTGCAATATATGTTTTCTTTTGCTTATAGACACCTTATGAACACCTACGGAAACAAGAGGAGAGGAAAGAGACAAAAACTGGCTTCGCATTCTCTGATATTTATGGATGATATTCTCATCACAGGTACATCACGCAAAAATCTTATCTTGGCAGCAAATTCCTTGACTAGCTTTGCGAAACAAAAGCTAGGGTTTACCTTAAAGAGCAACTGGCACATTAAAAACATTGACGTTGACGGCATAGATATGATGGGGTTTGTCATACACAGAAACGGAAAAATTACCTTGAGAGCAAGGAATTTCATTCATAGCAGAAGACTGGTTTTGCGATATATGCGTGTCAAACGACTTCATTTACCGCAGGCGAGGAGAGTGGTAAGCTACAAGGGCTTTTATGACCACTCGGACACAAAGACGGTCGTGCGGAAACTTGGAATGTCTGCCGCCTTTAAATGTGCAGCAAAAGTTGTTAGTGATTATGACAGGAGGCTAAGCAAAAATGGAGAAGGCTTTTTATCCGGCAAAACCAAATGAGCTGACGTATATGCAACTGCCCACTGGAGAAGCTGACGTTTGGCTGAGAGCCAACATAGAAGCTGTAACCGAAGTTGACGAACACGGCGAGCGCATTGGTTGGCAATGTGACGAAACATACCTACGCACAACTTTGACAAAGAGCCAAGTAGAAGAACAATTCATGTTATTGTTTCTGGAATATGAAAAAATGAAAAAATATTATTCAGATGCAGTTCAAGAATGGATGGACAAAAAAGTACAGGAACGCAATTATGACGATGTTCATACTTGTGTTGGCACTTACCTATATTCTCCAGTTGAAAAATTCAGATTGGAAGCAGAGCTTGTCAAAGATTGGGTAAGCTACGTTTGGGCAAAGTGTTACAAAATCTTAGATGAAGTGGTGGCAGGAAGACGAAAAATACCCACGCTTGAAGAAGTATTCGAAGAACTTCCGCCGTTGGAGTGGGATGAGATATGAATACTGTCGAGCTAATTGAAAAGCAATCAGAAATAATTGAAATTCAGTCGCACATAATTTGCGAACAGCAGAAAGCGTTAATGCTTCATGAAATCGAAGTTGATTGTGATTGCGAAAGACTGGAAGACCTCAAAAGGAGTGTTGCTAATGCCTATTGAAAGAAGTGGACAGTTGACGGCAATTTCTTTTAGCGATTTTAGCGGCGGCATAAATACTGCACTGCCAGACACAAAGTTGGCAGAAAACGAAGCGGCGTATATCGAAAACTACGAATACGACTACAATCGCCTACGAACAAGAGGCGGCTTGTCTGCACCGATAATATCAATAAACGAGAACATTAAAAATTTCTTTTATGATATGGCGACAGGTGGCTTTTTGATTACTGGCGTGAGCGGCAAGGTATATTTTGCTGATTACTCTGGGTGTTCGGAAGTCGGAACGCTATCGGGAACAAATGCTGCTGTTTACTGCAAGTTTGGTGGTGAAATCTTCATAGCAAGTGGTGGACACTTGCAAGTGTACGACTACAAAACTCTTAGCACGATTGAAAACAGTTACTTATGCGACAATGTTTTCGAGCGTTTTGGCAGATTGGTAACTACACATCAAGGTGACGACTATCTTTATTACTCCAGCGTAGGGGACGCCAAAAGCGAAGCGGCGTGGGCTGAGGATAGTAACGATGATAGCAGTGCAAAGTTTTTAGAGGTAGGTTATAAAGACGACGGTGACATCATCACTTGCAAGCCTATGGCAAATGACATTCTTGTTTTCAAAACTAACGGGCGTATCTATTCGGTTAGTGGCGAATATCCCAACTGGTCTGTTATGCAAGTAGGCGAGCGAAGCAACGCAGAAGCAAACCAAAAATCCATAGAAATAGTTGGCAATTCAGTTGCTTTCATAACAAGGAACGGCATTAGAAGTGTAGATACCGTTCAGACCTACGGCAACTTTGTTATGAATGAAATCGGCTACAAAATAAACAAACTACTTTGTGAAGCCATACACGAACCATCTTGCTGGAACATTATCTCGAAGCGCCAACTAGTCATCGCTCCCAACAGCGAAGAACGTCGTGCTCTGTTCGTATATCAATACAATATGGGCGCAGGATACAAATTGACATTCCCTGCACCTATTACAGACATTGCGGACACGGATAATGGTGTCGTGATGGCAATAGGGGAATCCTTACATAGATGGGGATTTAACGAAGCAAGTGATAACGGAACTCCAATAGAAACAAAACTGGTAACACGCAAAGTCATATCAGCACAATACTTTTTTACCAGAAAGTATTGCGTGATGATTGATGGTGAAGATGGCACCGTTTTACTCAAAAGCGGTAAGCAAAGTTGGGAATACAATCTAAAATCGCCCAAACGAATAAAGCATCTTTATGATAAATTGCCGTATGTGCAATTAACACTGAAAAGTGAATCCTTACACAGCATTACAGATATAATGCTTTACACGATGATAATCTAGGTGAAACGCCATGACCTTTGAAGAATGGGTAAAAGTTTACGAAAAGAAAAGTGGCGACACACACAAAGTTATCCAAGGGGCTGTCACGCTATACGATGAGCGCAGGGGATATGCTCAGTACGGTGTTAGCGAAAATAAAGAAAGACTAATCATCTTTGAAGCCTGCGGAGACGGTAAACATTGGTATGAAACTGGAGTTGTTATTTGCAGGGATAACAACATCCCAGCCATTCTTACTATTTGTATAAGAAACATAGAGCCGTATATCCGTGCGTTAAAAGGTAAGATAGAAAAGAAAATCCCACTGGACGACAGGAACGGCGGCTTTCGGTATGAAGGCAAAAATCACCTTGGCAAACCGTTCTACGCCTTTCCTGCTTGGTGGGACAAAGAAAAGCAATGTAACGCTTATTATGTTATTAGCTTTATAAACGAGGTAGAAAAATGAAAATGCTCACATTTAACCTGCGAATGTTTGGCGGCGGCAAGAGTACAACTACATACAATTACACGCCTTCGCCAGAAGAACGTGAGTTGTTAGCAATGCAGCTCAAATACCAAAATGAATTTTTCCCCAATGTAATTAAGCTGAATGATTCGGCTGGTGAAGTTTTGTGGGATAGCTACGGCACTGTTCAAGCAGATTATTCTGGAATGAACAAGGCTGCGCAAGAGCAAATTGCAAATTCAAACCAAATCATTGGGAATTTGCAAAACGGCGTACTTCCGCAAGCATACACCGACAATATGGCTGCTGCTGTTAAAGATGGCGTGAATGCAACCGTGGGAGAAGCAATAAACTCCCTTGGCAAACGTGGTGTTCTTAACAGCAGCATAACCAATGCTGCACTAGACGACATAAGTCAAAATGTAGGTAACGCTATGGCACAAAGCTATAATGACAACGTGGCGACATTAAGTCAGCTTGGCCAACAAGGCGTAAGTAATGCCGCCGCAGGAATCACTACTAGTGCAGCGGCACAGGAAGCTGCTCAACAACCGGCGCTTAATTTGTGGAACGCTTCTCTTGGCTTACAACAAAGTGGCAACAATGTGCTCGGTAACATTGCCGGTAAATATGGTACTGGCGTACAAACAAGCAAAAATAGCGGTAGTGGAATAGGTGGCTTCCTTGGCGGCGTAGCAACAGGACTTGCTGGCAACAGCGGTTTTTGGAATTACATGAAATAAGAAAGGGTGGGAAGTATGCTAAGAAAATATAAAGGCTCAACAGGGCTTATAGCAGACCCATCTTTTCAACTTGGAATGGCGTTAGGCGGTGCCTACGGAAATATGTGGGCAGCCAACGCCAAAAAAAGGCAGGCTGAAAAGCTGGACGATTACATTGAAGAACAAAAACAAAAAGCCTTTATGGATGAAGTTCTGGCAGCGAATGCAGCAGAACAGGTGAAAACACCAGATTATCAACGCCAACTCCAAGAAGCGCATAATGCCTTGAACTTTGATTTAACGCAAGGCACTACACCCATTCTAGACCATCTATATGGAAAAAGTGGCGTAGATAAAGCCATTGAAGCCATTGCAAGCGCAGACGCAAAAGGGGCAATCAACTTCATGAAAAAGCAAGAAGAACTTACTCCGTTGCAGAGAGCGCAACAAAAATACAATAACCTTGATGTAGATAGCGTTAAGGCGTGGGCTAAGCAAAACAATATAAACCAAGAAGTTCTTGAACCAAGACTTACGACACTACAAAAGGAATTGTCTGCAAATGTGGGCAATCTTATGTTGCCAGAGATTTATGACAATCTCTACAATTCCAATGGCGACACCAATAGTATCATCAAAGGCATTCAACAAATTGATGAGCTGGCCAAGTACGACCCACAAGCGGCAGCCGAGCTAAAGAAAAACGCAGTCAGCATCATGCAGTATAACAGAACTCGCGCTGACAAATTAGCTGATGCAGCCACAAAACATCAGTATGACTTGGGCTTGCTGGGGGCTAAAGCGAATACCACTACCAGCAAGTACAAAGTGTCAGACGCTTCTATGAAATTGGCGCAAGATGAAATGCAGAAAGTAATGGATTGGAAAGCAGAAAACCCTGATAAAGAAGTACCGCCTCAAATGAGAGCTGTCTACAATGGCTGGAGCGAGGTGTACAACAGAGGCTTAGCTGAACGCAAAGGCGTATTGGAAGAAAACGGTCAGCAAGTCACCGTAGCAAATCCCCAAGGTGCGTTTGAAGCCAAAGTAAATGGTATGGATTTTACAACGCTTGAAACCGCACAGAATAATATAAAAATCATTTATGATGACTTAATCAAGGCTGGCACCGAGCCTACCGAGGCTGCGCATCAAGCCTTGGCGATAGCGGAATATAAGGGTATCAAAAAAGACAGCGAGCGATATAAAGCATTGTCTAAAATGCTGGGAATTGTTCCACAGGAAGCTAATAAAGAAATCTTTGCTGACCAAGTTGACAAACAAGCTGGACTGGTGGCCGCATACAAAAAGCACGGAAATTTTAAAGATGCTTTGAGTGAAGTGTTTGGATAGACAATCAAGCAATTGGTAAAATAAAAAGCGACTACGATTGACTTCGTAGTCGCTTTACTTATAACTCGTCAGAAGAAAAGGCGATATAATTCACCAATGCCAAGTAGCAATATAACAAATATTAAAAGTGGTACACCAAACCATAATAACACCTTGGGGAGCAGCGACAAGGCTGCGAGAACAACTCTTATAGGTGCTGGCAAACGGTTAATGAAGTTTAACATAAGAAACACCCTCTTTAATCTGTTTATATTCATTATATCATTGAAACACCGTAAAGACTAATGTAATTATGTTGCTTCAACCGAAAGGAGATTTAAAATGGATAATATTCTCAAAGGCATAGGCAAGGATAGAATGGAAGCGTTAGACTTGCTTGCCGCACGACAAGGCTTCGGAAGCCAACAAGCTCCACGCAAAAACAATGCTATCATTGACTATTGGGGCGAATACGAGAGAAGCTTAGGCGGCGTTGGAGCCAACGAAGGAAGCGGCGAAGATGCTGGTTTTTTAGAATCAGCCATAAAGGGAGCAAAAGCACAAGCAGCAGGCGGTCTTGGTGGCCAGGTTGACTTCATGACTACAATGCTTGGCACAGACAAGGTAAATTATTTTGATGAGATAGCCAACAAAAACCAACGCAAAAGAAATTATGCGTGGCAAGATATTGTAGACGATCCGATGCAGTATCTTTCTGACCCACAAGGCGCAGCGTATGATATTGGCGGCGGTTTAGGCTCATCTGGTTTGTTTCTGGCCGAAGGTCTTGCGCTTGCTGCTGCTTTGCCTGCAAGTGTTACAACTGGCGTAGCTGGTGCTATTGGTACTACTGCTGCACGTTTAGGTTTGCCGAAGGTGGCTTCTTTAATGGGCACTCCTGCTGGTAAGGCTTTGGTTGCCAATCTGATGTCAACGCCACTGGAAGCTATAAGTGCTGGTGGCTCAACTGCCAATAAAGCGCAAGGCACACCTAACGAAAAAAGAATGGCTGCGCTCACCGACGCAGGCATTAACACAATACTCTTAGGCTTTAGCAACGCTGTCGAAAGTATTGGTCTTGGTGGTATTATCGCAGAAGCAGGCGGAAAGAATGCATTTGCTAAAACAATGAAGGGTGTTATTGCTGATACTTTCCAAAATGCTTGGGAAGAAGGCGCACAAGAAAGCAGCAGCGAATACGCTTTAGGCGAAATTGATTCCTTGGCAAACATTCCCAATCCGCTCGCTTGGAGCGACCAAGCAAAAAGTTCTGCACTTGTTGGTGGTTTAACTGGTGGTGTACAAGGCGGCATTATGACCGCAGGCGGCGACTGGATAAACAAACAATTCGATGATGCAAGTACCAAAGCTGAAGATTTCGACGACGAAACCTTAGAAGCCGCAACTTATCAAACAAAGGAGCACAATCCAATCATAGACCAAGCAGACAATATGTTAGCTGAAGCTTTTGGAAAAGATTACGCTGCTGGAATAGATTTTGACGAAGTTGCAATATCTGAAAACCTTAGAGCTAAAGAAACCGCCGAACGAGAAGCAGAAATGAGTAATCTGCTTAGAGAAATGTACGGCGTTGTTCCCTTTGGCGCAGTTGACCCAATGACAGACAATGAAGTTGCAAAAGTACTTGACACACCTACTCCTTCTGGAAAATGGCGTGGAACACGCAAAGGTAGAACTCTCATACCCAGCAGAACACAGGCGCAAGCTCCGTTCATCGGGGAGTATAGCCGTAGCACCTTGGAGACAGTCAAGACTATGACTGATGAGCAGTTACGCAACGAAGGCGTAAAGGTGCAGCCTTACAGTGACAAAGATTTGTACAAGCAGGCTGTCATATCTGAATTGACAAGTCGTGGGCTGGAGATGGGTGACAACTTCCGAATGGAAAAGGAAGCCAACATATCAACAAGACAAGCTAGCGACATTGATATATTGGGAAGAATATTAAACAAAGCTGATTCGCCTGCCGTTAGCAGTGTGTTCGATAATATCGTTGAACGCTATGCTGGCAATTCTAGACAGTTTAAGAAAGACTACTTCACTGCGGTTAATGCGGTTAAGTCTGCTTTTTCAAGTGGGAAGCTATCAAGACCGCAGGCAGAAAACAGACTTGCAAATCTCAAGCTCTTGTATAATAAATTTGTAAATGATGAAAAAGACGGTGATACTATTCACCAAGCCGTACAACCGAAGCGCATAGAAAACATTGTGGATAACGCCAGAAAAAAACAAGCGGCAAGAAATGATGAAATGAAGCGCATAGGTAAGGCTTTGAACAATAACAGAGTTAGACTTCTTGCGGAAAACAACACTCCCACTAAGGTACAAATAGCACCTAGAATAAAAAATGCTATTCTTGAAGCTAGAAATATCCGTGAAGCAAAAGCTGAACAAGCACGAAAAGACAAAGTTTTTGCTGACATGAAGACGGAAGCAATCAGCTACATTCATGAAGCTTACAAAGATAATGTTACGCAAGGCGTTGAAACGGAACTGGAAGCCGCAAAAGAAGGCAGGAAAGAGTTGTTTGCCGGTATTGTGGAAGAATTGAAAAATGGTATGGGTAAAGGAGTTACTCGCCAATACGTGGACAAGGTCACTGGCGAAATTGCAGATGTTAGCGACTTGAAAGGCAAGGAAGAAACCAAGCTTAATAGTGCAAGCTACGACCGTGAATGGTACAGCAATAACGACCCGTGGTATCAAAACTGGTATAAACAAAACGGCAGAAAACCGAATGCCAAAGAATTGAATGAGATTGCCGAGAATATTTATTTAGGAAACGACGAATACAAGAGCAACATCATTCCCGACGACGGCAGCCAAGAGGCAGGGGAAGCATTTGCTCAAAACAGAGCCAATGTAGAATATTTTGATAACCTCATCAACATCTACGAAGGACTTAAAAAAGAAGGTGTACCTTCCGTTGTTTCCGAAGAAGTGGAGATTACAGGAGATGGCGAGAATAACCAAAACGCAGAAAATCAAATTCAAAACGTCGAACTTGAAGAAAGTGGCGAAACCCAAAGGGAAGGCAGTGCGCAGCAAACCGAAGTGACCGCAAACACCCTTGAAAATACGCCCAAATCTGACGCAGGGGAAGAGAAAGAAGCTGCACCCGAGGAAAGTGTAGTACGGGAAGAAAAAGCGGCTGATACCCAAAGTTTTAATGACTTAGATGATACTGCTGCTGAGATGCTTGGACATTATTCTAATGCTATCAACCAATTCAAACGCTCATCAAAAGAAAACAGGGAACGCATTAAGAGTATTATTAAACAGAGCATTAAGAGCTGGCAGAAATATCATAAGGACTACAAAAAAATTAAGACCGAAGAAAGCAAACTTGAAGCCATCGACGCTCTTGATGACATTCAACACGCTTTTGTCGAAGAATACGGAAGGCACGAAATTGCAATGGACGGCAGAATTGTTGATACGTTGCAAGGCTACATTGATTCAGTGCGTGATGATTTTTATGGTGAGCAGATAGAGGAAGAAGCCGAAATTGCTCCAGAAAAAGTGTCTTCGGAAAAACCAGAAACCATTGAAAATTTTGGTGCTACGTTCAACCTCAACAAGGAAATGAATGGCATTGAGATTAAGTTTAGCGAAAAGCCAAGCGATTCATTAAGACTTGAGATGAAAAACGCAGGATACAGGTGGAGCATGAAGCAACACCTTTGGTATGCGAAGCAAACAGAAAAGTCTCTTGCTTTTGCTGAAAAACTTGGATACCAAAGAGAAAGCGTTGCCGAAGGCGAAGAGAAGGAGAACCTGTATCGAAACGGAAGGTACAGCATTGAAATAAACGAAAAGAAAAGCAGCATTGATGTTACTATGCATAGAGAAGCCTTTGCTGAACCGATTGATTATGTAAATGCTCAACAATCCATGGTTAGAGCTGGCTATCGCTGGAATACACCTAGCCAAAAATGGCGAGCTAGATATGATGACGCTAATGCGAGGAATTGGGCAAAGCAGGCTGGCTTTAAATTTGAGGATGAGGTTACTGCAAAAATCTTTAAAGAAAATCCCGAAGCGTTATTAAATAGCGACAGAATTAGCGAGCTAAGCAATTCTGAACAAAAGCTAGTCAATGATATTTTCGAGGGGAAAAATCCCAAGATAAAATCAATGGGGGTAAGCGAAGATGTGGGCAACAACACAAGAATACAAAATGTTTCTAAAGGAGCGTCACCCGAAAGACTATCAGCAAATGAAGAAGGCGGGAACGCTGGAAGCATTCGCAGAGAAGAAAATAGAGGAAGCGAAAGACCGTTACGTTCAGATAAGACAAGAGCTGATGGAGCAACATCCGTCACCGAAGACAAACAATCCGATAGAGACGATACGTTGGGCAAACGAGATAGAGGCTCAAGCGAGGGAGCTGACAAACGCAATGTTGTACGAGAGGATTTAAAAGATGATGTTTCCGTAAAAGAAGAACTGGCTCCTTCTCAAAAGAAAGAAGCAAAGGCCAATGAAACCACAGGCCACAATTTCACTATTACTGATGAGGACAACATAGGTAGTGGCGGCGCAAAAACAAAGTACAAAGACAATGTGGCAGCAATCAAGCTCCTTAAAAAAATAGAAGCGGAAGGCAGGCTTGCTACACCAAGCGAACAAAAGGTACTGGCTCGTTATGTAGGCTGGGGCGGCTTGGCTCCTGCCTTTAATACTTATGGCACTGGCAGTGCAAATTGGAGCGACGAGCGCAAGGAACTGCAAGAGCTGTTGACTTCCGACGAATACGCTGCCGCAAGAGCTTCCACGAATAATGCACACTACACTTCTCCGTTAGTTGTAAAAGCAGTATGGGATATTGTTGAACGATTAGGTTTTAAACGTGGTAGAGTGCTAGAGCCTTCTATGGGTATTGGCAACTTCTTCGGTATGATGCCTGAAAACATGCGTGACAAAAGTAGTCTTAATGGCGTAGAGCTTGATAATCTGACTGGCAGAATAGCTAAACAACTTTACCAAAAAGCCAACATCGAAATAGCTGGATATGAAACTACTAAATATCCTAATGGCTTCTTTGACTTAGCTATATCAAATGTACCGTTCGGTAATTACAAATTACACGACCCTGCATACGACAAGTACAGACTTAATATCCACAATTACTTCTTCGCTAAGACGATAGACCAAGTGCGTGAAGGTGGCTTGGTATGTTTCATTACTAGCACAGGCACAATGCAGAGTGGTGACGACAGTATGAGACTGCGCAACATCTTAAGAACGAAAGCTGATTTCATTGGAGCAATAAGGTTGCCCGATACTGCCTTTAGAGAAAACGCTGGTACAGATGTCACAACTGACTTGATTGTCCTTCAAAAACGCAAAGAAGGAGCTGCGGCAGGCAAGCACAATAACGAATGGTTGAATACCACTGACAGTGAAATTCTTGGTAAATATTCAAGAATGCCGTTGCCCATAAACGAGTATTATCACAAAAATCCCGATATGCTTATTGGCAAAACGGTAGAAGATACTCTTTATGGTGGCAGGATTGCGCAAGATGGTACTGGCGTTGATATTGAAGCCGAACTAAAAGAACGCATTGAAAAATTCCCCAAAAATATTTACAAACCCAAAACAAGTGAGCGAAACAATAATTCTATTGAATCAGCAAAAACATTCTTAGCACCTGCCAAGACAAGGCAAGGTGCTTTTGTTATACACGAAGACGGCAAGGTTTACAAAAATGACAATGGAAATATGGTAGAGCTTGGCAGCTCCGAACAGAAGAAAGCAAAAGCTTACGTCGGATTGCGTGATGCAACAAAAGAAATTTTGAACGCACAAATATCTCCCGAAATCACAGAAGAAGAATTAGTAAAATTGCGCCGTAAATTGAATTCTGTATACGATGAGTTTGTTTCCGAACACGGACATATAGGGGCTGACAAGAACGCAAGAGCGTTATCATCCGACCCCGATTATGGAATTGTAACTTCAATAGAAGATTATAAGTACGACAAGAAAACCAAAAAGGAAACTGTTTCCAAGAGAGCAATTTTTGAAAGAAGAACAGTCAATCCCATCGTTCAAGCAGACAAAGCCGATAGCCCCGCTGACGCATTGGCTATGTCACTTGCAAATACTGGCGGCGTAGATGTAGATTACATCGCTAAACTTCTAAATAAGAAAAAGCCCGAAGTATTAAAAAGTCTAGATGGCTTGATTTATGAAAATCCTCTCACAAACGGTTTTGAAACTGCTGACGAATATCTTTCTGGCAATGTGCGCGAAAAGCTTGAATATGCAAAGTTGGCGGCTGCTGAAAATAGTCGCTTCGCTAAAAACATAAAAGCTTTAGAAAATGTACAGCCTGCGGATTTGATACCAGAAGAAATTAGTGTAAACCTTGGTACTCCGTGGATACCTAGCAACGATATAGTAAACTTTGCTAACTATATGTTAGAGACTGGATTTGCTCCGCTTACCGTTTCTTACAATTCCACCATTGGTAGCTGGGCTGTTAGCTGGGACAATGACTGGAGAGCCAGAAACGCTAAAGATAGCGTTAATAGCAGAACTAAATGGGGTACACACCGTAGAGATTTTGCAGACATTTTGGAAGACGCACTTAATATGCGTTCACCTGTCGTCTATGACACTCTCGAAGATGGCAAACGTCGTGTAAATCAAGACGAAACAACCAAGGCGCAAGCTAAAATAAAAGAAGTACAGGACGAATTCAAGAAATGGGTTTGGACTGACAAGGAAAGAGCTGAACGATTGGCGGCATACTATAACCGCAATTACAATAACTGGCGACTTCGTGAATACGATGGTAGCCACCTTACCTTCCCTGGTTATAGCACGTTAGAGCCTTCTTTGAAGCCGCACCAAAAAGCTGGCGTTTGGCGTATAATGCAAGGATATAATACGTTACTGGCGCATTGTGTTGGTGCTGGTAAGACTTGGACAATGCAGACTGCCGCAATGGAAATGAAACGCTTGGGGATAGCCAATAAATCAATGTTTGTCATTCCTAATCACATGCTCAAACAGTTTGAAAATGAGTTTAGAAGAATCTATCCTAATGCCAAACTGCTGACGATCAGCAGCGAAACCCTACCAGACGTTACCGTTCCCAATTCAAAAAAACTAAGCAAAGAAGAATTGGAGAAACGCCGTACTGCAAAAAATGCACAACGACAAAATATCCTTGGTAGAATTGCAACCGAAGATTGGGATGGCATTATCATCAGCCACAATATGTTCAAACGCATTCCTATGTCACCCGAAGCGTACAACCGCTTTTACGAGGAACAGATAGAGGAAATGCGAAATGCGATTATTGAACTAAGCGTTACAGGTGACAAAAAGAATCGAAGCAACAATAGACTTGTCAAGGATTTAGAAAAACGTGCCAAAAACCTAGAAGAAAAACTAAAAAGAAATATGAATGAGGAAAGCAAAGACATTGTTATTCCTTTTGAACAGTTGGGAATAGACCAAATTTTTGTCGATGAAGCCGATATGTTCAAGAATTTATATTTCACTACCAAGATGAATAGGATTGCAGGCATAAGCAACACCAACAGCCAGCGCAGTACCGATATGTTTATGAAGACCCAATATCTTACCAAGCTAAACAATGGTAGAGGCGTGGTGTTTGCGACAGGTACTCCAATTTCCAACACGATGGCAGAAATGTTTACAATGCTGCGATATTTAGACGCCGCAAATCTCCGTGAAAAAAATATGTCATTCTTCGATAATTGGGCGGCTAACTTTGCAGTCAAGGAAACCACCGTTGAACGCTCTCCCGATGGCCAAGGTTATAGACAAACCGAAAAGTTTACTTCGTTTACCAATATGCCGGAGCTGATAAAGATGTTCCGAAAAGTGGCAGACGTAAAAACGCAGGAAGATTTAAACCTTGATATACCGAAACTGAAAAACAATAAACCGACCGTCATAGAAGTTGAACCTAACGACGCCCTGCGCAATTTCATCAAATACGAAATTAGAGACAGAGCGAAAGCTATTCATGATAGGGCTGTAGACCCGACGGAAGACAATATGCTTAAATTGACAAGCGATTTGCGTAAGGCTTCTCTTGATATTCGCTTGGTGGATAGCAGCGTCCCTGCTCAAATAGCAGATGGCAAAATTACTGCCGTTGCCGACAACGTATTCAAAAAATACAATGAAACCAAGGACATTAAGGGCGTGCAGCTCGTGTTCTGCGATTTGTCTACACCCAAAGGGGCTAGCGACAAAATTGTGGAAAGCGATACCGAAATGGATTCAACTCCAGAAGTAGCTGAAGAAAACATTAACGTTACTGCGTATGAGGAGATAAAGAAAAAGCTTGTAAAGAGCGGCGTTCCCTCTCAAGAAATAGCGTTTATCCACGATGTTAAAACCAAGGAAAGAAAAGAAGCCTTGTTCGCAAAAGTGCGCAGCGGAGAAGTAAGGGTACTTATTGGCTCTACTGAAAAAATGGGTGCTGGTACTAATATCCAAGACCGTCTTGTAGCATTGCACCATATTGACGCACCTTGGAGACCGAGGGATATTGAGCAACGTGAAGGCAGAATTTTACGTCAAGGCAACATGAACAAAGAGGTTGAGATATTCACCTATGTTACCAAGGACAGCTTCGATGCCAATATGTGGGAGAAACTTAAAAACAAGGCAACTATGATAAATCAAGCTATGAGCAACAATTTATCAAACCGCATTATTGAAGATATGGATGCAACGGTTTTAAGTTTTGCAGAAGTAGAAGCGTTGGCTAGTGGCAATCCTTTGATGGCTGAAAGAACAATGGTAATGGCTGAACTTAATAAATACGAAACACTTTATGCAAGTTATCGCAAAGAAAAGGCACGACTTGAAAATAGAGCTGGTTATTTACCTAAAGCCATTGAAAGAGCCAAGGAAGCGAATAGCAATGCCAATAAAGACATTAAGCAGCGAGAAGACATAAGTGGTGACAACTTTAGCATAACGATAGGCAGAAAAACCTATGATAATAGAACGGACGCAAAAACTCCATTCGATAGACTTGTTAAAGGGTTCAATAACGAAGTAGGTGCTGTTATTGGTAGTATTGGCGGCTTTGAATTAAAACTGCGATTGATAAAAGCGGGAAATACCTTTACTTATGCAGGCAGAACTTATGTTGCCGAAAACAATACCGTAAGGGCAGAAGTAGTGGGCAAAAACACTTATGGCTGCGAAGCGAAGTTAGGCAGTGTGGAATATGCCGTAATGCACGCTCCAGATAAAGAAGCTACTAATTCAGAAAATGTGATACAGAGTTTGCAGAATGAATTGAAGGCAGTGCAAAAGGAACTTAAAGCTCCTTTCCAATATGAAGAAAAATATCAGACATTAAGGAAACGTGCTGAAGAAATCGAAGAAATCTTTGCAAATGGCGAAGCAAATGATGAGCAAAAAACCAAGTATAGCCTTACCAATGAAGAAGACTCACGCTCTATTGAAGAAATAGTAACAGAAATCAGCGATGCTATTGGTGATGATGTTAAAAAGGTAGAGCCTTATGGAAAGCGCAGCATTCTTGTTACCTTGCTCAATAACAAACGTGTTGTTGTTAAGATTGAAGATGAAATAATCCTCACTCCCGAAGAAATGTCACAGGCAAAAAAAGACCACGGCTTCGATGATGATGCGGACGGAATCATTCACGGTTATTGGGAAAAAGTAACCAGTGACGACATTGACGGCATTCTCTCCATTTCTCGAAAGAGTACAAAAGGAACTGCATACCACGAAGTATTACACATGGCCATGGATTTAGCGCTTACACAAAGAGAGCGCAACGCACTATGGAAAGATGCTGAAAAAGAAGCAAAAGCTACTGGCGTAGAAACGGAAGAAGTAATTGCAGAGCGTTATCGCAAATGGGTGCTGGCACGTAAAAGTGGCGGCGGTACTGCGTTTGGCAAACTGTTGCAAAAAATGCAAGACTTCTGGCATCAAATGAAAGCCTTGCTGACTGGCGTAGAGAATGCTTACAACGTAATGCGTAAACTTGAAAGTGCGGAAGTTTGGACACGCAACGGCAAGCGTGTTGTAGGCAAAAAAGGCAGGAAACTTTTAATTGCTTACCACGGTTCGCCTAATAAATTCGATAAATTCAGCAAAGATTACATTGGAACAGGTGAAGGTGCGCAAGCCCACGGATGGGGACTGTATTTTGCGGAAGAGAAAAAGGTAGCCGAGGGTTACAGAAGTAAATTGATTAAAGGGTACTATGATGCTGACGAAATCCCCATTACTCTTGTTGTTGATGGCGTTACCTACTATACCGACGATGGTATGTGGGAAAACAAAACCTCTAAAGAGTGGGTTGAAATGGAATCGGCACAAGAAATCTTCTTGACCAAGCTGGCACAAAATGAAGGTAATCTGCAATACACCATCAAAGAGCTAGATGCAGAACGTGCTGCCTTTAACGAAGATGAAACCAAAGGCTACACCGATAACGAACTTGAAGAAGCGTATCAAATGGCGAAAGTTGCCAAAGATGTGAGCTATTCAAGAGAAGTCAGCGAAGGCTCTTTGCACACTGTTGACATTCCCGAAGTAAATGTAATGCTAGATGAAGAAAAGAGGTTTAACGAGCAGCCAGAAGTAGTACGAGAAGCAATAATGTCGATTTTTGATGGTAACGAAAATCCACATTACAGTGATGTGTTTGATGGTCGTACCAAAGGAGAAACGATATACGAAATTATTTCCGATACCGTCGGCGGCGATAAAGAAGCCTCTGAGACGCTCAACAGTTTGGGAGTAAAAGGCATAACCTACAACGGTATGATTGACGGAAGATGTTACGTGGTGTTTGATGACGAAGCCATTAAAATTTTGGGCGATAGCAAAACCGCTGGCAAGAAAAAGGCCTTGGTAACCAATAATGCCATAACTGGTGAAACAAGAGTACCAGTCGTTGATGTTACGAATTTGCCTAAACTTGACACTTCGATTGGTGCGGTTAAGGCTGCCATTGCAAGAAACTTGGTTGGAAAAACATTCCGCATTATCGGAAGTAATGGCATTGGCAGGGTTGCTAATATGACGGACGGCAGACACCTTGTTGGTTCTTCGCAAAAAATGCAACGACACTATGCAATTAGGAAGCAGGCTATGTCTGCAATTGAAGAAGTGCTGAATAATGCAGTCTATATTGAAAAGCATACGGATACAAGACACGGAACTGCTAGCAAGTACATAGAGCTTTACGCAGTTGTGAAAAACAAAAATGACCTCACACGCTTCCGCATTGTCGCTAAAGAAGGCGACAAAAACGCAGGAGAGTATGAAGTCAAAGATGCGAAGTTTTATGACATAATAAAAGACGGTGCCGTTACTGCCAATATGTTTAAAAACATACTGCCTGCACAAAGGTCAAAAGACCTTCAAGGGCAGGTCGCGCAGAACGTTCCGTCTGCAATCAGTGTAGCAGAACTACTAACTGGTGTCAAGGACGCTGACGGCAAGCCTTATGTCAAAGCAGACGGAAGCCTTGCCTACGAAGCCTCTGCTAAAAAATACTCTTTTGCGCACTCCAAGAAAATGACCTTGGAAGAAAAGGTGCGCAGAGCTACCGTTAGCAGTAATCCGCAAAGCCTTACTGATGAAATCAAAAAGAATGGCATTAAAGGTTATCTGAAAGCCAAGAAGGACGAATTCTACAAAGACTGGATTGACAAGAACGATAGCCTTCACGGCTTAGATGATGCAGTAAAGCTTGGTTTGGGCAGGGAGCTAAAGGGAAGCGAAAAGATTTACGATAAAGTTCAAGACTTGCCTGCACGGGCGGCGGGTATGGCGGAAGCCCTGCTGGAAGGCAATGGGCAAAATGTTGCTGCCATAAACAGACGCTTGCAGAATAAAAAGCTGGAATGGAATGTAACCTTGCCGATGATTTTAAAACAAATTGAAGCAAAGGTTATGGACAAGGCGGCTCCCGACTACCTCAAAAAGTATGGATACAAAAACTGGATTGACGCTTTCGGCAGCTACCTTACTTGGCGCAGAATGGTTGAAATGAGCAGGGTACACGATGAAGCCTTTAGTGAAGAAGTTGAAAAGTACAACGAAAGGGTTGCTTTGAAAGAAAAATGGGTAAGAGATGGCAAGAAAGGCGAAGCACCGAAGGTTGGTAAAAAGCCTGTCTATAAACCATACAAACTGCCCTACGACTTCACTATTAGCGAATTGGAAATGCTTATAAATCAAGCTCCTGAGCAGTTTAAGAAAGCAGCAAAAATGTATTACTTGCTTAATGATAATGTGCTGACTATCCTTGAAGACGCAGGCATTATAAGTGAAGATGTGCATGAACTGTTAAACAAGAAATACAAAGAGTATTGCCCGCTGATGCGGGATTTTAGCGATACTGCCGCAGCCGACATGTTCTTTAGTGGATTGTCAAATGGTGGAAGGGGCATTGGTAATGTTAGCAGCACGCTCAAGAGCATTAGTCTTGAAGGTAGCGAACGAGGTGTTATCAATCCTCTTGAAAGCACCGTTAAGGCAGTCGCTATTGCTATGAACAGGGCAGAACGCAACAAGGTTGCACAACACGCCGTAGAAATGGCGCAAAAGGCAGGAGCGAAAGATATTATCTGGGAATATGACGTTCCAAAGGGAAGCAATCCTGTTGCAGACCCGAAGAACTGCGTGTTCACGGTAATGTATGACGGCAAAAAGATTGCATATCAAACTAGACAGGAGTTGTACGCTCCTATCGTGGGTTATAATCTGCCTGCTGTTGGAATGTTCCTTGGTGTTGCTAAAAATGCTGCACGAACACTTAGAGCCGGTGCTACAATGTCGCCGTCATTTATGGTTCGTAACGTGCTGCGAGATACTATTTTCGCTGGCATTAGCAGCAAGAATGGTTTTACTCCCTTGGTAGATACTTTGCGTGGTGCAATCGCATTGCTTAAAGATGAAAAACTGAGGGCAGAATTTGAAACGGCTGGCGTTACATCGTTCAATTTCTATAACAACCCAGACAAAATTTACAAATCCTTGGTTGAACTAAATGGTGGCAAGCAATTATCCCTTGCCCATCCGATAGAATTGGTTAAGGCAATAGCGCAATACTTTGAGGATAAATCTGCATTCTTGGAAAGCGCTACCCGTATGGGAGAGTTTAAACGTGCTAGGGAAGCAGGAAAGAGCATTGATGAAGCTGCAAGAGCGGCAAGGGAACTAACCTTAGACTTTAGCCGCAGCGGCGTTGTTGGTGAAAACATCAATCAATACGTTCCTTTCTTTAACGCTACCTTGCAGGGCGGCGATAAACTCTACAGACTTTTCAGAGAAGACTTCACTGGAACAACTGTAAAGGTATTTAAGTACATCGTTCTTCCGTCCTTCCTCTTGTGGTGCTTGAATCACGATGAAGAATGGTACAAAGAACTTGACCCCAAGGTTAAAATGACCCACTGGTGCTTGCCGAATGGCATTCGTATTCCGAAGCCGCAGGAAGCAGGTGTATTGTTTGGTAGCGGTATAGAAGCCATGCTTGATTTGGCAACAGGCAAAGACCCCGAAGCTATGAAGAACTTGGCAAGACAAATCAAAGATGGTGCATTGCCTAACATCATTCCTACTGTTTTGTTACCGCTTGTAGAGTGGCAAGCTAATTATAGCTTCTTCCGAGATGGAAAACTTGTTGGCTATCGTGAAGAAAAATTGCCTGATGAACTGCAATTTAAAGACAGCACAAGCGAATTGTCTAAAGCAATCGGCAAAGGCGTTGGCTTGTCGCCCATAAAGATAGATAACACTGTAAGAGGTTATACTGGCACAATGGGTATGTTTATATGGCAGTTGTACGACATTGGCTCTATAAACAAAGAGAAATTACCCGACAAGAAAATCACAGAGCTACCATTCATTAGAGACTTCTTCGTCAACGACTACAACACTCGAAGAAGTATCGACGACTTCTATAAAATGGCAGAAGAAGCCAATAAACAACACGCTGGCTATGGAAAAAAAGGAAAACCTTCTTCCGTTGTTAAAGGCATAAGAGCTGCCAACAAGAAAATCAGCGACCTTAACAAAGACATTCGTGAAATTACCAATAAGAATATACCGAGTGACAGAAAACGTATCTTGATTGATAGGAAGCGAGAATTGCAACAACGCATAGCCAAGAATGCTATCACCAGATACGGAAGGTTTTTTGATTAACAACTAAGGGCGGCAACTGATACGTTACCGCCCTTGAAATATGCAGGGGAATAAACAAAAGGGAGCCAACAAAATGGATCTGAACTTAATTTACACATTATGCGGACTGTTCGCTATGGGCGGTGCGTTAATAATGACAATATCAAAGTTAATAGTACAACCTTTGCGCGAATGCTTGGACGATTTGAAAAAGCAATTCAAAGAGTGCACCAGCGACCTTAAACAACAAGGTAACGATATTGCTGCCATAAAAGAAAGCACTAAAGAAGCTCACTTTCGAATCAAGGAAACCAACAAAAGGGTTGGCGTACTAGAGGAGCGTTGCATACACTGTGAGTGTCGAAAAGATTAAAAAGGAGTGATATTTATGGATATGTTGAAAGAGGGCGGTACTTTCAGCCTGCCTAGAGTGCTATGCTTCGAGATAGTACAGGTTTGGCTCATTAGCACCATCGTACTTGCTTGCCTTGACAAACGCTTCTATTATTATGGCGAGTTTACTGCCGCTGCCATTGCTGCATTGGGATATCTGATGGGCAACAAATATATAAACTCAAAATATAACACGCCAATAGGAGAGGCAGGGAAACCATTGTGAAAAAGATAACTTTTAGTGACTTACACGCTATGGCAGCGGCGGCAAAAGGGTGCATTGATAAGATTTATCTACACTGGACTGCTGGCACGTATGATAAACCCTTTGACGACTACCACATCAACATTGATGGAGAAGGGAACATCATCAGCACTTGTGATGATTTAACTGAATATAAATCTCATACTTGGCAACGTAATGGTGGCGCAATAGGAATCGCCCTTTGTTGCTGCTATGGTGCAATAGCCTATCCCGATGGCAGGGTGTTTTATGGAGAGTATCCGCCCACATCTAAGCAAGTTGAAGCAATGGCCAAGGTGGTACAAGTGCTGTGTGAGGACTTAGGTTTGAGTATTAACGAATACATCGTACAGACCCACGCCGAAGTTGCAAGCGAAGATGGTTATGGCGTTTTTGACGACGACCCCGATATGCGCTGGGACTTGCTGCTTTTGCAGGATTACGACGGAACACTAAAAAGTGGTGGCTCGATAATTCGTGGAAAAGCCTTGTGGTATTCTCAATTACATTAGTGGAAAAGCTTTGTGGTATTCCCAATTACATTAAAGGAGATGATTATCATTGATAAAGAAAAGAAGATTATGGATTTTATCGCTATTATCCTTGCTAGTATGTTTCTTTATTTGCTGTTCTTGCTGTATGGCTGCTGCCGAAGCGACGGAGCAAACAATGACAATCAAGATGTCGGAAGTGCAGCGATTGAACAGGAACTTCGGCAGGCTAAGTGCGCTCAGCGAGTTATCACGGAAGGAATTGACGCTGCAGAAACAGGAATTAAAAACAGTACAGAAAGAACTGGAAATATTGAGAGCTTCCTCAACGAGACAGACAGAATCATTGCAGACTGCAAACAGATTATTCGAGACGTACAAGAAAGAAGCGGAAGCCAAGCAGCGACGACTGAATAGACAAAAGAGTTTTGCTTATTTGCTGGCAGGCTTGGCTTTGCTCAAAGATGAGCTTGACGAAAAGGATATGTTATACATAGCTGGTCTGGGCTGTGCGGTTATATACGTTTCTTTCTGATTTTCGAGTAGTAAATATGTAGCAATCTTATAATAAATTGCTAGCGTTAAAGTGAATTATTGGCGTAAACAAAAGAGCCAAAAACCGCATAAATACGTTGTTTTCGCTTGTTTTTGCATAGGCTAACAATGAACTCCAAAACCGTTGGTTGTGGGTTCGATTCCTACTGCCCCTGCCAAGCGATTATAATAGACGTAGACTTCGGTCTACGTCTTTTTTGTTTTGTTTCTATTGCATTTGAAATGTTCACGTTGAT